ACCAGTAAACGCTTATGTTTACTGGTCTTTTTATTTTTGCGAAACGGTAAAAATCACCTAATTTCTTCTCGGTTGCTCAACCGTTGCTCACCTTTTAACAGGTCATCTCCGTAAGGCAGCTTATTCACCGCATCAATATATTGTTGTAGTGTTTTATGCGTATACACATCTGCTGTGATATTATCCTTGTTAGCGTGGCCGACAATCCGCTTGATTATAATTTCATCAATACCTATGTTACTACACATTGATATAAAAGTATGTCTGGTATCGTGCGGTTTGTGCTCGCCTAGGTTCCATTCTTTACATCTTTTTTGTAGTTCCTTACGATATATGTCCTTGTGTATCACACCATCTAATAAACACTCGGAGCGTTTAAATTTTGCTTGCTGGTAGAGTTCCTTGATGAAAGGAGAGATACATTCCGCAATAGGGATAGCTCGATTACGGCCTGCTTCTGTTTTAGAGCCGCCAGTCATATACCGTTCCTTAATATGAATATCATCGACTCGGATTGTTTGTAATTCGTTCAATCTGAGCCCCGTATAGACGTATATGAGTGTTAGCTTGGATATTATATCGTCGGAGTGCTGCCAAAGCTCATAGAGCGCCAAATTCGTAAATATGTTAGCCTTCTTGATAGGCGTAGCATTTTTATTGATGATAATATCGGAAAGGTAGTTGCGAGGGATGACTTCCTGCTTTACGGCAAGTGTGCCGACCGAAACTATGATCGCTTTAATTAACTTTTGATAAGACTTTGTGTGCGTCGATTTATCGAATATAGACTGCAGATGGGCCGCTCTAAGATTTTTCATTTCTATATTGAATAGATGATCTACTAATTTTCGCACAACGTGCATGCTTTTAATTCGCCCTTTAGATAGCCCCTGGCGCTCCGCTTCTTCCATACGCCAATCAAAGCATTGGCCAAACGTAATTTTGCGTTGCTCTTCTTGTGGTGGATTCGTAGAGTAGAGGGCCAAGGCGGTGTAGGCTTCCTTTTGCGTGGCAAATGTGCCTACCGATTTGCGGATAGCCTTGCCATTGGCATCGTATCCAAAAGTTACAACCGCCCTATAAGGCTTGCGCAACTGCTTGTGTTTCATTTTATACACGGTTCCTGAACCGTTGGCTCGTTTCATGGCCATAATTTCATATCCTCCTATAACTAAGCCCCTATCTGAGTAGTATCGGATAGGGGCTTTACTTCTTATTTAAATTGAATTTGTTTAGCCTCTCCGTTGAGGTAATAGGTAACTGTAGGCTTATTAGCGTTGATGTAATCAACGAGTCCTGCCTGAACCGGTGCCACGTATATAGTGTGGTAGAAGAACGATTCAGGGAACATATCGAATCGGTGCGCAGGCGGAACAGTCTGCACGATTTGCCAGTGTGCCTGCACAGACTTCCCATTAGGGAAGGTGAGGGTGGAGTTCTCTCCGCCCTGGGCAGATGTGAGGGTCCAATCTTCAAGTACTACGCTCGTCACGGTATGCCCGAGCACGGACTCGTCCTTAAACTCGATGGATGGCTTAGGCCATATAGCAAATAGGGCGAGCCCTATGGCGACTATAAGAATAATAGGAATAGCAATATTTGATTTAATCTTCATTGTTTTTCTCCATTTGGCTCAATTTTTCATTGTACGCTTTTAAGTATTTAATAAAATCTCTTGAGAGCTCAAACTCTTTTATATCTTTTGTTGGTTCATAAAATTGATCAATAGTAAATTTTAAAAATGAATCAAGCTTACCTCGGCTCTGTAGTTGGCCAATTGTTAGGAAGAAACGGATAAAAGTATCGGTATCCTCCATTAAATGAGCTATAATGGCACCTATTTCTCTATATCTATCAATCATTGGCTTTGTAGCAAGCGGAAGGGATTCTCTTAATGTAGTTACCATAAGCTCCTCAAATGAATTTTTATTTGCTTCAAGGTAGAATGAATCATCTTCAGACAATATAGATGGTAGATACTCCTTATGTTCTTCAATCAACCCATGAGCCGCATCATTTCTTAATCTTTTGATTTCGATATCGTCGGTCAATGGAAATGCAGTTTTGATATATCGATACAAATCATGAATGAAGTCAATTTGGGCCTGTGCTTTTGAGGACGTTACCCGGGCGGTTTCGTGGTGTAAATCCTTCCCTAAAATATAGTTCATATCAACATTAAACAGTGTTGCGTATGCGCGGATATATGGCGCGGAAGGTTGGCTTCTTCCATTCTCCCAACGTGATATCATGCTCTTGGATACACCGTCGCCTTTTATATCTATCCCTGTTTTTTGAACCTCTAAAGAAAGTTTTTCTCGAAGTGCATCAATAGTTAGGCCTTGCGCGATGCGTAATTCTTTTAGGCGTTGCCCTATCTTAAATTTTAATTGATCGTCTTTAATCCTTGAGCTTATATTTAGATTTGTAGTCATTTTTAAAATTCACCTTTCCTCACTTAAACTCTCTTCCTACCTATATTATACTTCAAAAGTTCCTCAATAGGCAATTAATATTTACGAAAAATCACAAAAATGTTGTTGACAGGAACTTTTTGCGGTGCTATCATGTACACATAAGGCAACTCGGCAACATTCGAGAACGGCCGATAGAACAATTTGATATTGAAAGGAGGGCGGGGTATATGATACCACGTAAAGCAATTTCTCCATATCGAAAGCTTAAAAGCTTTATGGTAGAAAATGATATTTCTAATACCGCAGCCGCAAAGGTGATAGGGGTTAAGCCAAACACTTTCAGTAAGAAGCTTAACCGCATCAACACAGACTTCACATTACAGGAAATGCGCACGTTGTGTATAACCTATGACCTTGATGCGAACGTATTTTTTTTACATTAAAGGTTCCTATTTAGGCAACTTTTTATTTTTACTTAGAGGTTCCTAATTAGGCAACTTAAAAGGAGGTGCAAGTATGAGGCAAAAGCAATTTACAACAAGAATGTACGGCGACGCCATACTTGAACGATTAGACGCGTTAAGCATGTCAAAAGCAGATTTAGCTAGGTCCGCAGAGATTTCAAGGTCAACTTTGAATCGTGCAATTGAAGGGCGTTCAGTCCGCATGGGTACAATTGTTGCCATTTGTCACGCTCTCGGGGTTGAGTCCGTCGAGGATACAGACTTTTGGGAGACGGATTATTACAATCCGAAAATTGACGCTATTTAGAATAAAAAGGAGGTTAATAAATGGTCAATAAAGTTATCTCGGTAAGTCAAATGGCGGCTGTCCTTGGTGTTAGCCTAACGGCTATCCGAGAAGGCATTGCAAGAGACCGATTTCCATTCGCGTATGCCTGGCAGTCGCCAGGTAAGAAATCCCGTAGCTTTGTCATCGATAAAGAGGGATTTAGGACGTTCCTTGTCCATTCATTAGGCTGGGACGTGAAAGTAGTTGATGCGGAGTTTAAATCCGCAGGAATTCATTAGGAGGAATTAATCATGACATGGATTGACGCAGGAATGCATTTGAGTTTAGCTGCATCAGCAGTAGCATCTATTTTATCAATGATGATGTTATAGGAGAAACATAATTATGGGCTATATGTTATTGGGGACGTTCCTCATTGCAGGCTCTATGGGAGCCTTGGAAGTAGACCAAATCGGTTGGGAACAGTTTATATTGCAATCGTTAATCGGACTCATTATATCCCTATATGGTTTTTACAAAGATAAAGCCGTAATGGATGCCGAAGAGCAGGAAGGTGTCGTATACATCTCGAGAGTAAGAACTCACGGTGATTATTGTAAAAACCCTTATTACAAATAGGATGTGAAAGAAAATGACAAAACCTTATATCAGTAAACAAAAAGTGAGGGACTTCGTATCCCGTATTAGTTGTGACAAATCCGATGCGATTGAAAATGAATGCGAAGCGCTATTAACTAAAAAAATTAAATCACTAGATGCCTTTAAGCGTTTAGAAGATGCTCTATCCGAAGCACGGAAAGCAGCTATGGAAATTAGGCAAGCGGGATTTGGTGGTAGCGTTTTGGCTAATATTCCAACTTCGGATTTTTTAATCGATCGCATAATTAGTCGGGGTAAAAGTTTCTATCAAGAACCACCAAAAGCAGGAGCCGCTATTTGTAAGCTCCTAAAGCCGTTCTTGGAACGACTAACCAAAGTACGCAATGCTAGACAAAGTGCTTACAGAATTATTGATGATGCGCAAACAGGTCGAGCTGCTGCAGATGCTTTAAAAGAAGCAGGATTAGATTATTACACATGGGAAGCTAGAAAGCCTGAGATGGTGCTTGATTTAAGCGCTTTGAAAGGTGGTGATTAAATTGCGAGACTGTAGCAAATGTCCAAAACGAGACTACTGCATTCCTGATGAATGCGAGGATTTGGGCGTAAAAAATGAGCCCGATGATGCGGCAACATCAACAAGCTCAAATTAGAAAAATATTATTCTACGTTGATTATATCACAGAAAGGACAACTTATGGAATTCCTATTAGTTACTTACGATACAGATGATTTCTACTGGCCAAATAATACGCCAGCTCATTACCATGATGAATATTGGTTTAGATACTATGAATCCGATACAAATGTTCCAATCGATAGCATTAGTGTTGGTGACTGGGTTGTTGTTAAATCAAGAAACGGCTTAGGACTTGCACGTGTTTTGAAAAAGGCAAAAGACCTTGATACTGTTCGGATGCAAGGTTTTAAAGGAAACATCGTTAAGCAGGTCATTGCCGTTATTGATACCTCTAAATGCGATAAACGTGAAAGCGATCGGGCTAAGCTGGAGGATATCGAAAATAAACTCGAACAAAAGGCTAAGAACGCTGAGCGCTTGACTATGTATCGGTTACTTGCAAAAGATAATCCAGAATTCTCGGCATTACTTACTGAGTATGAATCTGTGAAGGCGTCTGTCGATGAATTATAACGCTTTCATCAACTCCAAGTCTAAAATGTCAGAATCTCATGGATTTGTTATTGACACAGGTATGTTAAACAAACACCTATTTGACTTCCAACGAGATATCGTTAAATGGGCCTTGGCAAAAGGTAAAGCTGCCATATTCGCAGATTGCGGATTGGGCAAAACTTTAATGCAGCTGTCCTGGGCGTATGAGATTTATCTACACACGGGTGGATCCGTACTCATATTAGCACCACTAGCTGTGGCCGCTCAAACACAGTCCGAGGGTGAACGTTTCGATATTCCTGTGACTATATGTGAATCTGATGATGATATTGTGCCAGGCGTTAATATTACGAATTATGAGAAATTGGGACGATTCAATACCGATAATTTGATAGGTGTCGTGCTTGATGAATCGAGTATCCTAAAGTCATTTACTGGTAAAGTACGTACGGATTTAATAAATCGATTCAGTAATACACCATATCGGTTGGCATGTACGGCAACACCTGCACCGAATGACTATATGGAGCTTGGCAATCATGCAGAGTTCCTCGGCATCATGAGCCGTAATGAGATGTTATCTATGTATTTCACACACGATGGTAGCGATACTGCTAAATGGCGATTAAAAGGTCATGCAGAAAATACCTTTTGGGAATGGATGGCGTCATGGGCAGTCGTGCTAGATAACCCGGCATCCCTGGGATATGAAGATGATGGCTATGAATTGCCTGAGTTACGCGTACATGAAATTGTTGTTGATAAAACAGGTGAGGATGTCCCGGCTTTATCCTTACTGGAACGCCGCAGGGCTCGCAAAGCATCTCTTGAATCAAGATGTAGAGCAGCAGCTGATTTAGTCAATGCATCTAATGAGCAATGGCTAGTGTGGTGCGACCTTAACGATGAATCGACTACTTTGAAAGAAATGATTGATCTCGCGGAGGACGTCAAAGGTAGTGATAAGGCGACTCGAAAGCAGGGCATGATGTTAGGTTTTGGTTCTGGATTCCTAAAATGCTTGGTAACAAAACCAAGTATCGCCGGATTCGGAATGAACTGGCAAAACTGCCACAATATGATTTTTGTTGGACTATCCGATAGTTATGAACAGTATTATCAAGCGCTTCGCCGATGCTGGCGATTTGGTCAGAAGCATGAGGTGAACGCCTATATTGTAATTTCCGAAAAGGAAGGCGCGGTTAAAGCGAATATCGAACGTAAGGAAGCGGATGCTATAAAAATGAGGGATGCTATGATTGCGCTAACCCGTGACGCTGTTCGTACTGAATTATCTAAAACTAGACGGGAATCAACGGAATACAATCCGTGTGTGCCGATGGTGTTACCTAACTGGGCAGAAATGAGGGCTGTTATATGACTAAAATTTACGTAAGCCATCCATTCGGAGGATTGGCTAAAAATAAAAAGCATGCTGACTCTGTATTAAAGTGGCTGCAGGACGATATGGGCGTATTTCCGATAAAGGAACCTTTTGGCAGTGATACGCATAACATATTCCTATCACCTATACATATGTTTGGGCATTTATATAACAAGGTTGATTATGATACTGGCATAGGCTGGTGTATTGACCTTCTAAGTGGTTGCGATGCAATCATAATGTGCAACGGATGGGAGAACTCAGCCGGGTGCAATTTGGAGCTAGCTTATGCTAAGGATCATAACATAAGAGTCATCCACATCAATGAATTAAAAGCAGCCAGATTAACTAGATTATCTGTTGATGCAGGTATGGATAAAGCTATAGCTGCCCGGGCTGGATTTGCAATGCTGCAAGCGCTAAATAAGAAAGCAAAGGAGGACCTACAACGTGAACGTGCTAAATCAGTTAATTGAGTCCCGATTTGCAATTTATAACGGCGACTCAGTAGAAGTGCTGAAAGGGCTGCCTGATGATAGCGTTCATTACTCCATATTTAGCCCCCCATTTAGTAGCTTGTATGTTTACTCAAATTCCGATAGGGATATGGGAAACTCATCTACTGATAGCGAGTTTTGGCAGCACTTCAAGTATTTAATTACTGAATTACATCGTGTAATAATGCCTGGGCGATTAGTATCAGTTCATTGTATGGATTTACCGCTTACGAAATCCAGGGACGGCGTTATCGGAATGAAAGATTTTCCCGGGGACATTATTCGAGCCTTTCAGGATGCTGGATTCGTGATGCACTCCCGAGTCACGATTTGGAAAGACCCTCTTGTTGAGGCTACTCGGACAAAGGCTCTGGGTCTTTTACATAAACAAATTGTAAAAGATTCTGCCATGTGCCGTATGGGGGCGCCTGATTACATCGTGACATTGCGTAAGCCTGGTGACAATCCGGAGCCCATCGCGCATCCGGATGGATTTACCCAGTTTTTCGGGCAAGAGGAACCTGAGGGTATCAAAGGAGTTGAACGACCTGCGCCCGATCCAGAGTTGTTTGATAAAAAGCAGAAATATAATACGGAGCCTATGTATAGCCATCAAGTATGGCGCCGATATGCTAATCCTGTATGGGCGGATATCCGCCAAACACATACGCTGAATTATAAAGCAGCTCGTGATAATAAGGATGAACGTCATATTTGCCCGTTACAGCTAGATACGGTGGCTCGTTGCATAGAATTGTGGAGTAATCCAAATGATATCGTACTTGATCCGTTTGCCGGTATTGGTACTGTACCAGTTATGGCACTTCGTATGGGGCGTAGGGCTTTAGGTTTTGAGCTAAAAGAATCGTATTACAACCAATCAATTATTAATATTCAGGAGGATTTAAACAATGATTAAAGTTGAAGTTCAAGGAGTTAATGTACTAGATGTATATAACCAGCTAAAAGCTGTGTTAAATCAATTCAGAAGTTTTGTAGATAACGACAGGGCAATGGATGATAAAGCCCCTGGCATAGTAGATACAGTGGTATCTACAGTAGCAGCACCGTCCGTGTGCGTATCTAATCTAGCTCCACAAGATACAAATCAAGGTGTACCTACTACAACAGTAGCTGTGCAACCAAACTCCATATCCATGACGGCTCCTAATGCAGCTGTACAAGTTACTCCTACTCAAGTAGCCGTTACAGCGCCAACTGTCAACGTGGCCACTGCAGCACCGGCACAAACACCTGTTACCGCTCCGGTATCTCAAGAAGTTAAAAAGTATACATTACCTGAAATTCAAGCGGCGCTTGCACCATTACTTGACGCAGGGAAAGCTGTAGAATTGCAACAATTAATGGCACAATTCGGTGTTCAATACTTGGGTGAAGTACCTGAGGACAGATACCCTGAATTAGTAAATGCAATTAGAGGATTGGGGGCAAGAATCTAATGGCACCTCGATCACATGCATTATTAAACGCATCGGGGTCGCACCGGTGGCTGCATTGTACAGCCGCCCCTCTCTTAGAGGAGAACTTTCCCGATAGTACATCTGTGTATGCAAAGGAAGGAACCCTGGCACACGAACTGTGTGAGTTAAAACTACAGAAGTATACCACGGCCATGGCAAAATCCACATACACTCGCAAGTTCAACAAAATCAAAAAGGATGAGTTGTGGCAACCAGAAATGGACGATACCTCGGAAACATACCTTGAATATGTCAAAGGTGTTATGTTAGGTTGCACGGCAACTCCAGTAGTAGCCATCGAAAAACGCGTTGACTTTAGCCGTTATGTACCCGATGGATTCGGCACGGCCGACTGTATCGTCCTATCCGGCGACACCTTGCACATCGTTGATTATAAGCACGGAAAAGGGGTAGTCGTTGATGCGGAACACAATCCGCAAATGATGTTATATGCCCTCGGTGCGATTGATGCATATAGATTACTATATATGTTCAATACGGTCAAAATGACTATCGTGCAGCCCCGAGTTAATAACATCAGCGAATGGGAAATCCCTACGGCAGAACTACTGGAGTGGGGTAATACATTCGTCAAACCTCGGGCAGACGAGGCTATGTCTGGCAACGGTAAATTTGAACCTGGCGACTGGTGCAGATTCTGCAGGGCGAAACAACAGTGCAAAGCCCGATATGAGGCAAACGACTCATTGCACAGTGCGCTAGTTGCTAATCATGATCCTCGACTTATCTCGATGACAGAACTCGGTGAATATCTTCGTCGAGGGAAAGACGTCGCTGCTTGGCTCGAGGATATGAAAGACTACGCACTCACTGAATCTCTTAATGGGGTGACAGTCCCTGGCTGGAAAGCCGTAGAGGGTCGTGGTAGTCGGGCATTTCAAGACACCGATGCTGCGATTGACACTTTAATCAAAGCAGGCATCGATGAAAGCATTCTATATGAACGCAAGACATTAACATTGGCTCAGATGGAAAAGACCATCGGTAAAACCCAATTTAATGATATGGTAGGCGACATGATCGTTAAGAAAGCAGGCAAGCCTACCCTAGTTGAGGAATCCGATAAGCGCCCTCGGATTACCAATCAACCTACTGCGGCGCAAATATTTAATGTATCTAATGATAATAATGGAGGTAATTAATTATGTCATTCATTCCGCAACCAACTGAAGTATTATTGCAAAATGTTCGTGTATCCTATTGCCATCTATTAGAACCTTGGGCTAATTCCACACAGCCTGGTGCTAAACCTAGATATTCAGCTACTATTCTTTTGCCTAAAACTGATGTAGCTCAACACCAAGCACTTATGAATGCTATCGAGGCTGCTATCCAATCAGCTCGTACTAAATTCGGTGCACGTGTTCCAGCACAGCCTAAAGTACCAATTCATGACGGTGATGGCTACACACAATCTGGTAAGGAGTTTGGTCCTGAATGTAAAGGTCATTGGGTGTTTACGGCAGCACAAGACGCTAGCTATAAAGTTGAAGTAGTAGATCTTCAAGGTAATCCTCTCACAAATCCTACACAAGTATACTCCGGCATGTATGTCAATGTACTCGTTCGATTCTTCTTCTACTCCAATCAATCCACTGGTATCGGATGTGGTTTAGGTCCTGTTCAAAAAGTACGCGATGGTGAAGCATTAGGTAGCATGCCTGTTGCTGCATCCTCTGTATTTGGTGCACCTCAAGGTAGCGCAGCTAATGTATATACTGGTGCTCCAGTAGCAGCAGGTCAGCCTGTGCAACAACAAGCAGATCAACAGGGTTATGTACAACCGGCATACGCTACGACACCTCAGCAATCTGTACAACAAGCTCCTGTAGGCATTAACCCTGTAACTGGTCAACCTTACTAATAGGTGCCTGATATGAGGCATCTAAGTATTGATATAGAAACATATTCATCGACTGATATCTCATTCGGAGTGTACAAATACACTGAATCGCCTGATTTCGCTATATTGCTATTTGCATATTCCTACGACTTTGGTGCTGTTGAAGTTGTAGATTTAGCGCAAGGTGGGGTAATTCCTGACTGTGTAATTCGTGATTTATTAAGCCCAGATGTAATCAAGCACGCTTACAATGCACAATTTGAAATTACGTGTCTAAATCGTGCAGGGTTACTCACATCTGTTGATCAGTGGCAGTGCACGATGATTCATGGTGCCTACTTAGGATATCCTATGGGCCTAGCCTTACTCGGCAAGGCCCTGGGATTACCTCAGGATAAGAAAAAGGACGCATCGGGGAAAGCACTTATCAAGTACTTTTGTACACCATGTAAGCCTACTAAACGTAATGGGGGCCGTACCCGTAATCTACCTAGACACGATATAGATAAATGGAATGCTTTTATCGAGTACAACCGCCAAGACGTTGTGACCGAGATGGAATGTTATCACAGATTAGCCTCGTTCCCTGTACCTGATGATACGTGGAAAGATTGGTATCTTGATATTCAAATCAATAGTAGAGGGGTACGCATCGACCATGAATTGGTTGAGGGTGCCTTATACATTGATGAAGAAAATCGCGAAATGCTGATGAATGAGGCTTACCAAATCACGGGACTTAACAACCCTAACAGCCGCAATCAATTACTTGATTGGTTAAACAATAATACTAATGTTAGTCTTGAAAAATTAACCAAGGACACTGTGGCTGATGCTCTGACGGATGCTGATGGTGTTGCCACAAAAGTACTTATGATTCGGAAGAAACTCGCGAAGTCATCGGTATCTAAATACACCATGATGGACGGTGCTATGGGCGCTGATCTTCGTCTTAGAGGAACGTTACAATTCTATGGCGCCAACCGTACTGGACGCTGGGCGGGTCGTCTTATCCAGGTGCAAAACCTGCCGAGAAATTACATTGAGAACCTCGACACGGCTCGGCATCTCGTTAAGACCAAAAACCGTCAAGGGCTAGAACTTCTGTACGGCGATGTATCGGATACGCTATCTCAATTAATTCGTACCTCAATTATTGCTGAAAAGGACAATACATTATGTGTGGCCGACTTTTCAGCCATAGAGGCTCGTGTTATTGCATGGTTATCGGGAGAACATTGGCGGCAGCGAGTATTTGCTGAGGGCGGAGATATATACTGTGCTTCCGCATCATCGATGTTTGGTGTTCCCGTTGTTAAACATGGCGAGAATGGGCACCTTAGACAAAAAGGTAAAGTCGCTGAATTGGCACTCGGATATCAAGGCGGAGTGAATGCATTAAAAGCCATGGGAGCTCTTGATATGGGACTCCGTGAGGAGGAATTACCTGAAATCGTAAATTTATGGCGCAACGCATCGCCTAGAATACGAGATTTATGGTATGCCGTTGAGAATGCGGCCGTGTACACCGTTACTACCGGGAATCCTATAGGCCTTGACCACGGCATTATGTTCCGTTTGGAAATTGATCCAATATACGGTTACCGTTATATGACGATTGAACTACCTAGCGGACGTAAGCTATTTTATCCTAGCCCAAGCATTAAGCAGAATGCGTTCGGTAAGGATGCTGTACATTTTAAGGCTAAGGTAAATGCTGCATGGGTTACTGAAAGTACCTATGGGGGTAAGTTAGTCGAAAACATCACACAAGCCGTCGCTCGCGATTGCTTAGCATTGACGCTGCGCCGATTGGAGGATGTAGGATATCAAATTATCATGCACATCCATGACGAAGCTGTACTTGAAATCAATAAGCATAACGCAGAATCAATACTAGATGATGTTAATGCTATATTCTCAATCGCCATACCTTGGGCAGACGGGCTGCTATTATCATCCGCAGGATTTACTAACGACTATTATATGAAAGATTAGGAGGGGATACACTTGCAAAACGATAAACTGATTACCATCAGTATCGGTGCGAGTCGCACATCAAAGCAATGGACCCGTACGGAGATGTTGTGGTCCGAGTTTTGTGAACGCCTCAAAATCCCCGTTCGTACAACAGAAACCGTGGACGAATACCACAGATTGCCAAAATCTGAGAAAAGTAAGTTAAAGGACATAGGCGGCTTTGTTGGTGGTGCGTTAAACGGTCTGCAGCGTAAAGCTATTAACGTGTCTGGGCGTGATCTGATTACTCTTGATATGGATGCCATATCGCCTGGGGAAACTGAGAACGTCGCTCGCACGATTGACAGCCTCGGCATGGCTTATGCTATCTATTCAACCCGTTCTCACACTGTGCATCGTCCGCGGTTACGTGTTATCGTCCCTACTGATAGAACGATGACACCTGACGAGTATGAGCCTATCGCCCGTAAGCTGGCGGAGCTCATCGGCATCGGCATGATGGATGGAACTACGTTCGAAGCTTCTCGGCTTATGTACTGGCCGTCATGTCCTAACGATGCGCAATATGTATATTATGTAGGCGATAAGGCGTTCTTATCTGCTGACGGTATGCTCGGTCAATATACTGATTGGCGCGATGTACGTTCTTGGCCACAAGTACCTGGTAAGGAAGCATCGCAGCATGAAAAGCAGTTACTTGCAAAGCAAGCTGACCCGAGAGAAAAACCTGGTATTGTAGGTGCTTTTTGTCGAATATATGGCATCCGTGAGGCGATTGATAAATTCATACCTCATGCATATGTCGATGTTGATGGCAGCGAGGACCGTTTAACGTTCGTTACTGGCTCAACAGTAGCAGGGGCGGTTATATATGATGACGATACATTCCTGTTCAGTCACCATAATACTGACCCGTGCAGTGGTCAACTGGTTAATGCCTTTGACCTTATCCGGTTGCATAAGTTCCACAGCTTAGACGAGACTGCTAAGGATGGGACACCTGGACATAAGCTGCCATCTTACATGGCTATGTCTAAACTAGCTATACAAGATATGGTAGTCGTTAATGAACTCAACATGGCCCGTGCCCGAGAATCGGCATCAAATGTATTTGCTGATATTATCACGGATGTATCGGCTCACGCTGAGACATCCGACCTAGACCCTAACGCGTTAACGAACGTCGACTGGATGAAAAGTTCAACTTTAAAGTACGACGAGAATGGTCGACCTAAGAATACACTAGATAACATGCTTAAAATCATGCACCATGATCCGGCGCTTGTCGGTAGACTTGCCTATGATAGATTTGGTTCAAGATACGTGACAAAAGGGGCCCTACCATGGAACCCAACACCAGGACTTCGCATATGGACAGACGCAGATGATGCGGGCTTACGGTGGTACCTGGAAAATAAATATGATATCACCGGCAAAGATAAAATCATGGATGCCCTCATTATGTGTGCTGAGCAAAATGGATTTAATGAAGTACTAGATTACCTTAACGGGTTATCCTGGGACGGCATTGCCCGATTAGATACCATATTCATCGACTACTTAGGGGCTGAGGATAATGTATATACCCGTGCAGCCGCTAGAAAGTCATTTACGGCGGCAGTAGCGCGAGCGTTTGAGCCTGGATGCAAGTATGATACGATGCCAATTCTTATCGGCGGTCAAGGTATCGGTAAAAGTACTCTTATCCGCACAATGGGCAAGAAGTGGTACGCTGACGGCTTAAATACCTTTGAGGGTAAAGAAGCCGCAGAAGGTATTCAAGGTAAATGGATCATAGAAGCCGGTGAAATGGCTGGGTATTCGAGGGCTGAAGAAAATGCATCTAAGCAATTTCTAAGTCGTCAAGTAGATGTATTTCGTCAAGCCTATGGCCGACGTACGCAAGAGTATCCACGGCAGTGTGTGTTCTTTGGTAGCACGAATCAGTATGAGTTCCTAAAAGATATTACAGGCAATCGCCGATTTTGGCCTATTGATCTTGAAATGACGACTCCGCGAAAGAATATATTCGTTAATCTTCCGGGGGAAGTAGACCAGTTATGGGCGGAAGCTTTGTATCGGTATAAAAGCGGGGAAAGCCTCATTATCGAGGATGACCCGAACGTACTAAAACTGGCTGATGCGGCTAGAGAGGCACACATGGAATCAAATACCAAAGCAGGACTGATTAATGAGTTTTTATTAATCAAAGTGCCTTTAAATTGGAATGTAATGAGTCGGAGCGCCAGGAGGACGTATCTCAGCATGAATGCTAAGCCTGCCGAGGGTCAAGAGTTAGTATATCGTGACCGTATTTGTGCGGCAGAGGTATGGTGGGAATGTTTTGGTAACGACCCGAGTCGCATGAAGAAGATCGAGACAAGGGAAATTAATCAAATACTGGCGGACTCCCCATATACAATGGGCGGAAGTCAGTTGATGAGATTTGGTGAATATGGACATCAAAGAGGGTTCAGAATCAACGAGTCAAAACTGAAATTATAGCGTTAACATTCTCAATTAAGCGTTAACATTCTCAGTATTTTTGTTAACATTAGAATGTTAACGAATTCGGAGAATGTTAACGTACCATGTTAACGCATAAAGTCAGTATTTATCTATATTCATATATGTTTGTTAACAATGTTAACATTATATACTGGTAAATATCAAAACAAAGAGTTTTAAGAAAAAATACGCCCTTTACAGCCTTAATTTGAACCATCATATACGCGTATGTAAACATGTTAACGTTTAAAAATTTCAGAGGTGAGAAATGTTAGAAAAGGATATCGAGAGAAAATTAGTTGCAGGCGTCAAACGTTCGGGAGGTAAAGCGTATAAGTTTGTATCCCCTGGTAATGTCGGTGTGCCTGATCGAATCGTCATATGGCCGAACGGCGTTATTCATTTTGTAGAGTTGAAGACGTCCAAAGGCGCACTTTCTCGGTTGCAGGGAGTCCAAGCCCGTGAACTTCAAAAGCTAAATCAAAAAGTATTTGTGTTAAAAGGTGCAGATGCGCTGGCTGGTTATCTGGATCAATTCATAGAAGAATTTGGGGTGAAAGCGTAATGCAGTTTATTGATTTCTTCTCCGGGATTGGAGGTTTCCATAGTGGCTTAGAGAAAGCAGGTATGCAATGTGTTGGATGGTGTGAATTTGATAAATTTGCGCAAGCATCGTATAGGGCGATGTATGATACAGCAGATTTATGGTTTGGTGATGATATTCAAAAAGTTAAAGGCCACGAACTACCGAAAGCCGATTTATGGACATTTGGATTTCCTTGCCAAGATGTAAGCGTTGCAGGAAAACAAAAGGGTATAAAAAAGGGAACGCGAAGCGGATTGTTTTATGAAGTTATGAGGTTGCTAGATGAATGTGAAGAAAATAGACCCCAGTGGCTTGTGTGTGAAAACGTTAAGAATTTGTTGTCAATCGATAACGGAAGAGGATTCCTTAATGTTATCAGTGAAATGGCCGAAAGAGGGTACAGTTGTGAGTGGAAAGTGTATAATTCCAAAGACTACGGAGTCCCTCAAAATCGAGAACGCGTGTATATTGTTGGATATTCTGGAAGAATGTGTTCCAGAAAGTTATTACCTAACCCCAGAGAAAACGCAAAAACTCTTAAACAAATCGTTGGTGGTTCACAAGGAATGAGGGTATACGATCCAGAAGGAACAAGTTGTACTTTGTCAGCACAAGGTGGTGGAATGGGTGCAAAAACTGGATTGTACACTATTACGGAAAGTGGTATTCATAATCTAGGGAATGTTACTGCCTATAAAAATGATTACACAGTACACGCAAGCGGTGTAGCACGCACGTTAATGGCAAGCGATTATAAACACGTTCCAAAAGTAGCTATTAAAAATGCAACAAAACAAGGGTATTCAATGGCAGCAGTCGGCGACGGCACAGATATTGCATATCCAGAAAGCGAAACACGAAGAGGTCGAGTGCAGCCACAACGATTTAATACATTAACAACAAGTGATAATCTGGGTGTTCTTGTAAATGGTGAACCTATCAGAATTAGAAAATTAACTCCTAAAGAATGCTGGCGTCTACAAGGTTTTACAGATGAACAGTTTGAGAAAGCAGCCGCAGTAAATAGCAATAGTCAGCTTTATAAACAGGCTGGTAACGCGGTTACGGTAAATGTGGTTGAAGAAATTGGAAAACATATTCTATGTTTCCATACTTTATACGGAGGTATGTGATATGCAGTTTATCCCGCATACGTATCAGCGATATTGTATCGATAAGACCGTTAATCAAAATAAGATAGGGTTATTCCTGGATATGGGTTTAGGGAAAACGATTATCACGTTATTTGCTATATACGAATTGAAGTACTCCCGATTCGCCATTCGTAAAGTGCTAATCATAGCGCCTAAGAAAGTAGCGGAGGCTACATGGCAACGCGAAGCACGAAAATGGGACGGCGTAGGTATATTAAGGATATCTACTGTATTAGGCAGCCTGAAAAAGCGTATTAAGGCTTTAAACACACCTGCCGACATCTACATCATCAATCGTGAGAATGTAACGTGGCTAGTTGATTACTATAAGAATGCATGGCCATTTGACATGGTAGTTGTGGATGAATCTAGTTCCTTTAAAAACCACACGGCTAAACGCTTTAAATCATTAGCCTATATGCATAACCACATCAAGCGCATGGTGTTGTTAACGGGTACGCCAGCCCCTAATGGGTTAATCGACTTATGGGCACAAGTGTATTTATTAGACCGCGGCGAGTCGTTAGGTAAAACGTACACAGGATTTAGAGATTACTATTTCGAGCCCGATCAGAGGTCACGCGAAATGGTGTACTCCTATAAACCTAAATCCGATTCAAATGACAGCATTATGACGGCAATATCTGGGTTATGCATATCCATGAAAGCTGATGACTATTTGGAGCTACCTCCAGTAATCAACGATATTAAATATGTGCAGTTAGATTCAAAAGCTAAAAAGGCATACGAAGATATGGAGCGCACATCTGTATTAGAGTTGATTGAAGCCGGCGAAGATATCACAGCTTTGAGTGCAGCAGCATTATCTACAAAGCTACAACAGTTAGCGAACGGTGCTGTATATGATGGCGACAGAAACGTTCACGAGATACACGGCTGTAAAATTGAGGCTTTTATGGAACTTGTAGAACAGTTAAACGGAAAGCCTGCATTAGTGTTTTACAACTTTAAACATGACTGTGAACGACTAAAAGCAGCATTAGCTAAGACTAAATTACGAGTCTGTGAGTTAAAGGGTGCCGATGATGAGATAGCATGGAATGCTGGAGAGATTGATATTCTATTAGCACATCCGGCTAGTACGGCATACGGGCTTAACTTACAGGACGGCGGCAACCACGTAATATGGTTCGGGTTAAACTGGAGTCTTGAGTTATATCAACAAGCTAATAAGCGGTTACATCGCCAAGGTCAAATGGAGAAGGTAATTATCCATCATCTAATATGTGAGGGAACTCGTGATGAGGATATGATGGATGCACTAGCCCAAAAAGACCGAGCACAGGAATATGTGCTGCAAAGCCTAAAAGCAAGAATCGATAAATACAGAAAGGATGATTAATATGGATCAATTTATAATGGTAGGATTAATCGGAGTTATCGTAGTAATGGCGTGTTACATGATTATTCAAGTTATAGATATCATTGATAATCGAAAACACAAGACAGTATATGGGCTAACCCCAGGTAGATTGTATGAGAGACCCAATAATCCCCCGCCGCCACCTATTAAGTTATCAGCTAGCGAGGAATTAGGGCGATATATAGCCGATGAAAGATTTAGGCATTTAGGAAAAGTAACGAATCAATTTGGGATACATATGGGTAAAGTTATAGCAGATAAATCCCCTAATCGCATAATTAGTCAATGCGATGATATAAACCACCCAAGCCATTATACACAAGGAGATATCGAGGTTATCGATTACATCGAAGACAAGAAACTTGGGTATCGATTGGGTAATGTAGTGAAGTATGTATCCCGAGCTGGTCATAAGGACGATGCTATTAAGGATTTGAAAAAAGCCCGATGGTATCTAAATCGGGAAATTGCAAAGAGGGAAGAGCATGACAAAAGTCGAGCGACTACTAATTAACAAAGGGCACTATCTAGATGACACGTATCATCTTGTCATGGATATAGTTAAGGTTGTAGATAATCTCAAGGATAATGTTGCCGAGAGATTAGATGATGATCTGAGTGATGATGCGTACGCCATGTGTGAGGAGATGTTTACCGCTGTTGAGCAATGCAAAGCAGATATGGTAGAAGCCATCGAGGATATTGTCGAACGTATGGAGGTAAAGGATGCAAAAGCGTAGAAGCAGGTCAGATGTGATTGTAAGTGCCATACAGTCAGATTTAAGTCTTGCCATCATACGAGCCCGTAATAGACAACTGAGATCACCTATGCTAGATGATAGAATTCGTGAAAGCGGATACATTGACGGATTACTTCGAGCACAGATGATTATCAGTAAATATGGGGACTATCGCATATGATGGCTAAAGAAGAACTACAAGCTGTCCGCCATACTGAGCAGCGAATGCGTGCGTTAGAGATTCAGCTAAGTGCGATTAACCGAGATTTACATTCAGAAGCTATACAGATATGTGAATCGGGAGATGCTATGCCACGAATCAGTAAGCACTTACAAGAATGTAGGGAGGAGCTGAACAGAGAATGGGATGAATTGATTGATTCTCGAAACAAGGTCAAGCAAGTCATCAACCAAATAACTGACGGACAATACAGGGATGTACTGAATCTCAGATACATTAATGCATTGCCATGGGAGCAGATAGCTGTCGAGCTAGGGTATTCGTGGCGACAAGTTCACAGACTTCACAAGAAAGCAATAGCTGAATTTGAAAAGATGGCATAGAATGGCACACTCTTAATTTAATATAATGTAAATGTAGTAGATAGCAGGCAGTGTCTGGCCCGCACAATATGTCTGCCTGCTGCACTGCCCCGGGGTAGACCTTACTTAGTTGAGGTCTACCCTTTTTCTTATTGAGTATCAATGATAATACCTAATTGAGAAAATGAAAATTTGGAAAAGGTACTCCGCGGGCGAAAAATGGCCGCTGGTCGCCTCCGCGCGATGGTCCTCTCTCTGTGAGAAAAATTTTCCTGTTGAATGTAGAAAGACGAATTTAGAAAGGAGTACACCTATGGCGGACACAAAACCAAGAGTGAAATTTGATGCTGCAGGCAATCTGCTCGTATCCAGCACTCAACTATGTGACCTCTTGCGGGTCACTCCGGAAATTATTTCTCGACATCATAAAGCAGGGATGCCTAAAGCCTCTGTAGGTTGGTGGAATCTTCGGGAAGTCCTCGTGTATTTAGGACAGGCGAAAGGCGATAATGCTAAAAGCAAATCCGCATCAACTCGTAAGCTAGAAGCCGAAGCCGATTATAAGGAAGCAAAGGCCGCGCGTGAAAAGAAAATGCTAGATGTGCTTAATGGCGAATACGTCCCTCGTGCCGATGTGGCACAGGCATGGGCTAACCGAATATTGGAATTAAAGACATCGTTTACCAAATTAGGTAAGCGTATCGGAAGTGAGTTCACGGATCCTGAGGAACGTGCTCTTGTAGAAAAGGTGGTGAATGGCCTTGTCGAAGAATACCTCGAAAGCTACGCACGCGAAGGCGAGTACACGCCGAAAGTCAAAGCCACGGGAAAAGCAAAGACCAAAGGTTGACTGGTGCCCCGAGGAACTGGAAGCATTCAAGCCACCTGAAAGATACACCGTTTCGGAATGGGCAGATAAGTACAGGGTACTGACTAATATATCTGCTGAACCTGGACGATGGCGTACAGCGCGGACACCTTATCTCAAGGAACCTATGGACAAATTCACGGACCCTCTTATTGAAAGCATCTCGTTATGTTTCGGGGCGCAGATAGGTAAGACGGAAGCCGAACTCAATATGATCGGATATGCGTTACATCAAACCGCATCGCCAGTCATGATGGTATATCCAACAGACACTATCGCGAAATTTGCTAGTGATAAACGTGTACAACCAATGATTAGGAGCGTAGAGCCGATTGCGAATATGTATGACGAAAGTAGTAAGCTGCTGGAGTTAGACTTCGTTAATGGGAATTACATGGTGCTTGTTGGGGCGAACTCACCAAGCAGCTTATCAAGTCGGTCAATTAAGTACTTATTTTTTGATGAAATTGATAAGTATCCAGCTTTCTCCGGTAAGGAAGCAAATCCGATTAAGTTGGCTGAGGAACGTACTAAGACATTCGTTGATAAGAAGATTGTAAGGGTGTCAACTCCTACGATTGAAAGTGGCAATATTTGGCAGTCCTATATGGACGCAAATGAACGTAAGCAGTATTACGTGCCATGTCCGCATTGCGGGGTGTCACAGACCCTCAAATTCAAACAGATAAAATGGCCGGAGGAACACCATGGCAATGCGGATATGATACGTGATACCGCATATTATGAGTGCGAACATTGTAAGCACCGTATTGATGATAAGCACAAGATGGATATGCTCCGGCAAGGCGAATGGCGGGCTGTGAATGAATCGCAAGTCCGAGTCGTCCGGTCGGTAGCCTATCATATGTCATCCCTTTACTCTCCATGGGTTACCTTTGGCGATGTGGCATATGAGTTTGTTAAATCAAAGGATAAGCCAAGTGAGTTGATGAATTTTATCAACTCTGGATTAGCGGAGCCGTGGAAATCTGCGAAAACTAAAAGCACGCAGAACCTCGTGTTTACGCAATCGGAAGTTCCTCGAGGTATTGTGCCACAGCATGCACCACTACTTATCGCATCTGTCGATGTGCAGCAAGATCATTTCTGGTGGGAGGTTAGAGCCTACGCCCATGGTGTATCAAGCTACTTAGTCGATTATGGTCAAGCAAGTAGTTGGGCAGACTTAACCGAGATACTCATCGATAGAGAATATCCATCAGAGTATGGTGAGGCCCGTAAGATTGTGAGGGCCGGTATCGATAGTGGCTACCGAACAGATGAAGTATATCAGTACTGTGCGCAGTACCCAGAAGTATGCGTACCAGTTAAAGGTGATTCTTCGCACAGTCCTCTAGCGCCGCCTTATAAGATGAGCAGCATCGAGAAGGGCGTCATCGGTGGTATGAAGCTGTACGTAGTGAATACCGATTACTGGAAGGACTTCATATTTGCACGCATGGTACGCCCGGCCAATGAGGCTGGTACAATCCATCTATTTAAGGATTGCCCTGAGGAATATTCAGAGCATCTCCGGTCGGAGGAAAAGCAAGAAATCCGAAACGTGAAGACCGGGGCAGTTACAGTGCAATGGAAACCATTAACCAGTCATCCGACAAACCACTTATTGGATACATGTGTATATAACGCCATGGTGGCGGATTCGGTAGGCGTTAAATACTTACCCGAATATGATCTGGATACTGATGAGGAGGAAGACGATACGGATGATGAAGACTTTAATGCAGATAGTAGAGGTTGGTTTAGTTAAGAAGGAGGTGAGACCATGAGCGCAAGAGAAGACTTGGAGCGTATTCGAACGATAATCGAGGAAATCGAGACGAATGGATACGCCGAGATGTCTGTATCCGGTAAGCGTTTTAAGACACATGACCTACCGACATTATACGCCCGTGAACGTGAGTTAATGGCTCGCGTTGATGATGAGGAAGGTAATAGTACGACATCCTACGTGTCATGGGAGCGGCGATGAACATACTCGATAAGGTAATAGCATATTTCAATCCGGAACGAGCTGCCCGTAGAGCATATTTCCGTAGTTCGCTTGAACGTGGATATGATGCGGCGTCAACAGACCGATTAAGTGGAGACTGGATGCCTGTATTTGGCACAGCTGAACAGGTAGCATCCGGCCAACGTGATTTGATCCGTGGCCGCGCACGTGCAGCAGAACTTAACAGTGATCTTGCTGAGAGTGTCGTTTTAGCGTTACTACGGAACGTGGTAGGTACGGGTATAAAACCGCAGTGCAAAATCAAGACCCGCGCAGGAAAGCTAAATGAAAGGCTCAATAAGAAAATTGAGGAGGCTTGGGCTGACTGGGTTGATAAAGAGAACGCGGATATTCGAGGAATATCAACGTTCTACGAATTGCAGGAGATGGCCCTGCGCCGTATGGTCTATGATGGGGAAATCCTAGTCAACATGACCTTCGAAGGCGCAGATATACCACTATCATTACAGCTTATCGAGGGCGAGAATATCGGAGCCGTATCGGTAAGCGAGAATGGCAACAGTATTGTTAATGGCGTAGAAGTTAATAAATACGGAAGACCAATAGCCTATCACGTATTCCAAACAGACCCATTAGGAATACGGTCGTTTAACGAGGCAAGGCTGCCAAGTAATAGGGCTTTTCTATTACATAAGCCTCGCAGACCTAGTGAACTGCGCGGGGTTAGCATGTTAGCACTCGTATTAAAGCGTATTCACGACGTAGATGAATATATGGATGCGGACCTTATAGCGGCTCGTGTAGCCGCATGTTTCGGCGCGTTTGTAACAAGTAGTACTGGGAGTGCCCCGATGGTTGCAAATAAGATTGACAGTAAAGGCAAGAAAGTCCGCTCGATGGCGCCAGGAATTATCCAACATCTACGTGCCGGTGAATCTATTTCGTTTGCGGAACCTAAGCGGAATGCTGGAACCGCATCAGAATATTCGGCGACTCAAACAAGACGTATAGCGTCGGGCATGGGTCTAAGCGCGGACATAGTGACGCGCAATATTAGTGGTAACTTCTCCGCAGCTCGGCAGAATATGCTGGAGGACCAGCAGTCATTCAAGCAGATGCAGCGTTTCATAATCGAGCATTTTTGTATGCCTGTATGGCGGGCTTTCATTGAAGCATGCTACCTGAAGGGTATTATCCCGGCCAATGATTATGCAGCGAACCCAAAACTTTATAAAAAAGTAGCGTGGTTAGCTCCAGGCTGGTCTTGGATTGACCCAGTTAAGGAAGTTAATGCTAACAAGGAAGCTATTAAGGCAGGACTCACAACGCTCGAGGACGTATGTAGTGCATCTGGTAAGGACTGGGAAGAAGTGCTTGAACAGCGGAAGCTGGAACAGGACCGCATTAAGGAATTGGGTGTTGCCCTTGATATGAATGGTGACATAACAAATCTAGCGGATGATAATACCACTGATATGAAAGGAGATGATAGCTAGTGGGGAAATTTGCAAAGCAGCTCTTAGGTAAATATGCCCGAGAGGCGCAAATTACAAATATCGAAGCGAACGATGATCGTACCGTCGAATTGTCCTTCTCCTCTGAAGAGCCATATGAAAGATGGTTCGGAACAGAGATATTGTGTCATGACGACGGATGCATTAACCTAGACCGATTTAATAACGGTTTAGGCACAGTGTTATTTAATCATGATCGTGATGCCGTAGTCGGACACATCGAGAATGTGTGGATTGAAGACAATCGTGGCAAAGCGATTGTTCGATTTGATGAAGACGATGAATCCGAAAAGATTTATCAAAAGGTGTTAAAAGGCACGCTACAGGGCGTGAGTGTCGGATATTCCATAAGTCGATACGAGGAATTAATCGATTCCGATTCTAAAAGCTCCAATGGTCGGTTTACTGGCCCAGCGTATGTAATCACAGACTGGGAGCCGTTGGAAATTAGTATTGTGTCCGTCCCTGCGGATCCAAGTGTAGGGGTAGGCAGAAGTGTAGATGATAATGAGGAGGAACCTATGAAAGGTGATGCAAAAGCAAAAGGCACTGAGCAAAACGTGCCACAAGTAGTACCGGAAGTACCAGAGTCCGGAGTTAAAGGTTTTAATGCAGATGATGCTAAAAAGTTGATTGCGGCAGAACGTGAACGTGTATCCACAATCACAAGTCTATGTCGTGATTTCGAAGTTGATGGTGTAGATGAATTCATCAAATCCGGCAAATCTGTATCTGAAGTTCGTGAGGTAGTAATGGATGCATTGCGTGAACGCAATAAACCAGTATCCGTTAAAGTTGGTGAAGCAGATTCTGATAAGTTCCGCATGGCTATGCAGGATGCTTTGATGATGTCTGTGGGTATCCCAGTCGCAAATCCTGCACCAGGTGCAGATGAACTCCGTTCTATGTCCTTGATGGAATTAGCACGTGAGTCTATAGTTCGTGAAGGTCTAACTGTTAATTACTCCGATCGATTGGAATTAGCTCGTGAAGCTATCAACTCCACATCCTCTTTCCCAATCGCGTTGTCTAATGTAGCAAATAAAGCCTTGATGCAAGGTTATGAAACAGCACCATCTACATTTGCAACTTGGGCGGGGAAAGGTAGTAATCGTGACTTCAAACCAGCAAAACGTTTTTTACTTTCCGAAGCAGCTGAATTGAAACTTGTCCCTGAGGGCGGACAATTCAAGGATTCCCAAATGAGCGAAGCAGGTACGAATGTTAGCGTATTGACATTCGGACGTACGTTCAGCTTAACACGACAAGCTATTATTAATGACGATTTGGGTGTATTTAACGATATTTCTTCTAAATTCGGTCGTGCAGCAAAAAATAAAATCAATAACATGGTATATGACCTTTTAAGCGGCAATACTGTGTTAGAAGACGGAAAGGCCTTGTTTAGTGCAGACCGTAAGAACTTGGCAACTACAGGCTCTGAGTTAAGTGTTGTATCTTTAGCTGCAGGTGTAGCGGCTATGCGTCGTCAGAAACACATTGGTGAAAATCGCAATTTGAATATCTCACCTACATATTTGATTGTTCCACCTGAGCTCGAAGCATTAGCATATCAAGTAGTTAAATCTGTGGTAGACCCTGCTCGTAGCAATGATACAGTCAACCCATTCAGTGGTCGATTCACTATCGTTGTAGATGCAGCATTAACGGATCCGCATGCTTGGTATTTGGCATCCCGCCCTACAGATGTTCAAACTATCGAAGTGACGTATTTAAACGGTGTTGAAACACCTCGTTTAGAAACGCAAACAGGCTTCAAGGTTGACGGCATCGAGTACAAAGTAGCAATCGATTGCAACGCAACAGCAATCGACTTCCGCGGCTTGTACAAGAACCCTGGTAAATAATTAGTAATTGATTAGGAGGTAAATAGATATGGCTAAATTCATTCAAGAACTAGACCGCGTCGATTTTAAGAATACAACATCCGAAATGATTGAAGTAGGGGACATTGTGTCTATTGGTAAAATGCACGGTGTGGCAATTACAAATATCGGCCCTAATACAATCGGTGCAGTTAAGGTAACTGGCTGTTTTGAAGTAACGGCATTAACATCTGATTCTTTTGCAGTAGGTGATACCGTGTATTTCGACAAAGATCAAAAGCGAGCATCTAAGACGGACACTAATCCAGTATTAGGCGTGGCTCTTACAGAAAAACGCCCAGGTACCACAGTGTTGGAAGTCGCTCTTGTGCCTAATGTAGAAAAGTAAAGTAATGTAAGGCGGGCATATGCCCGCCTACTCCATAGGAGGTAATGCACTATGAAATTAGGATACAAGCCTAATGCACTGCTTTCTGTATTCGGTGAACGAATTACCTATAAAGGCCAAGATATCAAAGCTATCGTGGAGATTGGCGAATATGACGGCAAGGGGTCTGGGTTCGTCGACAAAGCACTAGCCGATAAAGCTCAAATTTGGGTGCGTGCTAAGGATGTTCCTAATCCGCGTTCAAAAGACGAGGTGTATATCAATGGCGAGAAATGGTACGTTGATCACATTTCCAACTTTGACGGTACGATGTATTGTTTGGAAGTTGTCCATAACGTGAGGGCGGTGAGACCGTAATGAGTAATGAACCGATTACAATTACAGACACAGCCACGCCTTATCTGAATTTCATTGCAGAAACTAAACCGGACTGGATGCGTAAAGCATTAAAGTCTACTGGTTGGATGATGCAAAAGGAAATTAAGCAGGGCATTCGGTCGGGAGCACCTGGGGGACGTAAATATCCTAACTTCATGGCACCAGCTCGTAGGGCCGCATTTGAGTCAGCATTCGGTGCGAAACTTCGTAAAGCTTACCAAAGCGGAGGACGGGCAGAACGAGAAGCCTGGGGCTCGAAATCGCGAAATGCCTTACTTGATATGGGCATTAGCGCCAGGACAATCGGATACA